TTTCTAAGGAGAGGGCTCCTCTTTTCTAATTCAAGTAGCTTTTGCTCAAACTTAACTCTAAATGGATAGCCTTCTTTAGCAATCCTTAAGGCCTCCTCATCAATCTTTTGAAGCTGTGACTTTAAGGTTCTCTCTTTCTCCAGAGTCTCATTAAGTATGATATGCTCATCTCTAAGGATGGCTTTTTTCTCTTCTTGAGAGATGCTAAGAGCATTAACCCTATTAATTTCATTTTGTAGTTTTTTAGCCTTGGCTTGTGCTCTGACTAATTCCCTATAGGTGTTTTTCTGAGTCTCTCTTAACTCTTGAGCATCCTCTATTCTGATCTTACCTTGATTATTTAACTCTTGTAAGGCCTTCATTTCTTCTATTGAGACGTCTACTTGTTTAGCTGCTAAAATCTCGTAGGTTGTAGTCATCTCACTTAAGGAGGCTTTATAGGCATCTACTCTAGCTTGTACTTTGTCTTGAGTATCAAGATAACTCCTCAATGCTTTGACTATCTCAAAGACTCCTAAAATAGCTAACCCTATAGGGCCTGCCATGGCTGAAAAGGACGCTCCTGTACTTCTAGCTGCTGTTGAGACTTGACCTAGAGAGGAGACTGCTCCTGCTGAGGAGGAAACTATACCCCCCAAAGCTTGGCTCTGTACATCTGACATAGTACCAAAAGCAGAGCCAGCCTGTCCTATAGCTGTGGAGAGCATACCGAATAAATCTATAGACCTTTGTTGCTCTTGATTATTCTGTCTTTGTCTTTGTCTATTTTGGTTTAATCCATCACTTAGGCCATCTAGGTCTTGACCTACTCCCTCTAAACCTTCTTGATACTCCTCAAGGCCTTCTACTCCCTCTTGTATCATTTCATCAAAAGCTTGACTAACTTGACCTACTTGGCTACCCACTTGGTTAGCCCCTTGACCTATCTGTTGCATGATTCTATTGAGATCATCTAGGCCTAAGAAATTGACCTTGATGTCTATTTGACCTCCATTAGCCATTCTTATCCTCCATCTGTTTTCTAATTCTAATCTCTCTTAATTCAGATGCATGATTAAGAGTACTGAGGGCATCTGTGAGAGCAGGAGTAGGGTTAGGGATTATATCAACAATCCTCATCATATTATATTTTGTCAATTTATAGTAGTTTAAAACGCTAGCGGACTGATTAGCCCCAGCTACAGGACAGGAATAAAAGTTATACTCTCCCCATTCGGGGTCACAATCTGGGGCTACTCGATAGGCAGGGACATAGATTCTACCCTGCTCATCCTCAAGGCCATGCTTAACCCCTTTTCTGAAAGGGCCTCCACAGTTGCCTCTTAAGCGTCTTTGGATGGGTGAACATGATTCACATGACCACGCTCTCCCTTTTGCATGGCTAAGCCAGACCACAGACTCTAATTTTTTTTTTCATCATCACTAAGCAGAGAGAGTCTTTGAATATGACAGACTAACTCCATAATAGTAGCGACCCTTACAGCCTCTGGCTGAATAGTCATGAGGACGTCATAAGCATCCCCATCAATGCCCTTGATGCTGACTAAGCCACTTCTCACAAGTTCATAATAGCACTTGTTAAGATAGTTTTGATATTTACCCAAAGCCTCTCTCTCATCCTCAGAAAGATCATGATGCCATCTAGCATATTCTTGAGGGTCTTGAGGTTTACGCTCTGAGAGATAGCGTCCTAATTCGGATCTAGTGTGAGCTCCTGCCCTAATCTCAGCCCGTTCTCTGTCTTCTAGACTCAAGGGCTTAATGATAAAAACAGTAGCATCCTCACCAATAGTAAGGCCGCTTTTGTCGCCTTCGGTTAAGTAAGCTTGAACTGACTTCTCATCACAAGAGACAGAAGAGTCTGAGGTAATAACTACTTCTAAGGTGATATCTGCAGTTGAGGAGAATCTTAAAGCCATCTTACACTCCTAAACCGATTCTAAAGAGTGAGTTTTTAGCGTCTCCTGTACCTACATCTCCTCCAAAACGGCCTTGATTATAAGTGAGCACTTGCTTAACAATCTCTCCACTTACATCATAAGCAGAAGGGTCTACAGTCAAGAAAGCAGAGGGGACAAAGAAAGCACATCCCTTGGCTGTCCCTGTTGGGCCTGTACCTACAAGGATCTGACGTGAGACTCGATCTCTAAAGTCATTGAGTACAGTAGAGGAGGGAGAGGAGAGGGTTAAGGTCAATTCCACAGTAGCATTATTAACCTCCATGTCTTTCATGGCTAGGATGCTATCACTATGACCTCTAGGGGTTAACTCATTGGTCAAAGTGAGTTCAAATGACTCCACATCAAGAACAGTACGGCCAAGCTCATCACCTGTATTACCACTCTTATCAGTCGAGGAAGTAGGGGAAGTAGATGAGGCCACAACATAGGAGCCTCTAAAATGAGCAGGAGCACCAGATAAGAAAACAGGCTCCACAGGGCCAAGAGCCACGCTAGTAGAGAAAAATGAATCATCATGGTCATCAATAATACAGGCAGATTGAAAAGTGAAGTCTCCCATGACACGCCCACCCTCTAAAGAGATAGAGAGAGAGGAGAGTTTACAGCCAAAAGCATAGGAGCGAAAATTAATCCCATCAATACGAAAACATAGAGAAGTGTCTACTGTCCCTGCTGCTGTCCCTGTGGGTAAATAAAAGGTGTCCATTGGGTAGATAGTCGTAGGGCCTTCTGAGAATGCTGGGCTAACCCCAATATCAGTCCCTGCTCCTCCTCGGTCATTTGAGGTTAAAGCGCTATATTCTGCACGCCCATCAATAAGAGAAGAGATAAGGCCACCCACAGCCCATTGAGTCTCATCTGTGGGAGTGATTTGATTAGCACTTGTAGAGGTTACAGAGTCTGAGGCTGTGGCAGTATGAGCAACTCGTTTTAAGCCTGCTCTCAAGAGGAGCCCTAGGCCTGTGGTAGTGTATGCTCCTGCCCCAGTGGTAAAATCCATTCTTACACTGACTTCTCCTGTCCGTCTTTGGATGCGATTTGAGGAGCCCCACACTGTGTCAAGTTCGGGTTGATAACCATAAGGGCCATCTCTTAGGTCTGGTCTCTCTGAAATTGGAGCCTCTCCAAAGATAACCACAGGGTCTCTCTCAGCAGGTAAAGAGGTAAAGGTTAACCCACTTGGAGAGGGCAAGCCTGTTGATGAGTCGATAGAGCCAAAAGTGGTCTCATTGGCTACTGATATACTTCTATGAGTTACTGTCATCTATTTACTCCTCTAGATAAAGTAGATCAAAATCTATAGTTAATAAGTGGGCTCTGACCTCTCCTAGTTCATTAGTGATCTCATTGAGGTTAGAGGGGTTAACCACTAGGCTGATGATGCCTGTGGTGTCTGAATTATAATCGGGTTGCTTTAAAGATTCAATAAGCAGAGAGGCGTCCTCGATTGCCATTCTCTCCATATAGCCTAAATCACTAGGCAAAGCATAGAGGACTCTTAAAGCTAGTGTAATTCTCTTTCTAGTAGAGATGCCTAGCATCCCATCATCTTGAGGCATTGAAAGAGGGGAGAGGTCAAAATAGCGTAGGTTATGATAGTTTTGCTCAAGGAGTTGAGTAAGACCAGATCCATCTCTCATCCCTACAAAACCATGATGAGCATCTGTCTTAGGTGTTAATGCCTCGATTCGATCGACTAGTAAATCAAGACTTTCTCTTATGCCTTTGCTCATGATTTGAGATTCCTTTTCATGTCTTTAGCAGCTGCCTTAACTATGATCTCCTGCTCTTTCTTGAGGAGGCCCATGAATGGCCTCTTCTGATTCACATATTGACCATAAGGCAGACCTTGTCTAGCTAGGCCTATAGTGTAGGAGGTAGCTGTGGAGGATTTAACTTGAATGCTATTCATTAAGACACCACTTAGAGTTAAATCAACCTCAGCGGTCTGAATATTACCAAGCCTAGACTTTTTCTTATACTCTCTATAACCCCCCTCAAAGTACATTGATTTCCCTGTCCTCGATAATCTCCCCCCCTTGGGTTTTAGCCTAGCCCCTTTTAAGGATATATAAATCTTCTTTGTAGAGTACTTTTTAAACTTAGCCCCTTTTGAGCTCACCCCTCTCATAGTTCTCATCTTAATCAAGGCTATAGTGTTGAGAGCATTAACTTGATTATTCTGAGCAGTCCATATAGTAGGCACTCTTAAACGTGGGTTAACTGTTACTGTAAAAGCCATACATCCTCCTAAATAGGAAATGAGTTCCTATTTAAAATCTCATGCCTCTTTTAACTACAAAAGTCTCTTCATATTCTGTCTTCTGTCTGTTTTTGAAATTGCCTCTCATATCAGACTTAACCCCACTTACCCGATTATCTAACTCCCCATCATCTATAATCCCATCCCCATCAATATCGAGGGCCACAGATCTCATAGTTAACTCATACAGATCTAGGGCTCTAGTCCTCATTTGGCCAGCCTCCTCAAAACGGTTTTGACCCTCAAGGATATAACAGGCTGAGAGATAAGCATGACAATTAGAGAAGGAGTCAGCATTAAAAACCTCATCCTCAGTTAAAGACTGATGTAGTAAGCTGTCTCTAATCATCAATACTAATTCATTCTCAGCTTGCTTTATTTGGGGTTTAAAATCCTTTTGTCGCCTTGGGATTGAATCAGCAAACTGGGGGAAGATCCTAACTAGATCATCATGGTCTAAGCCTGTTGAGAATGGCCTTGAGCATACTTTGAGATAACCCTTAGCCAATCTCTCTCTAGTAGAGGAGCCTGTATTTTCATCATAGGCAATCTCAAAAGAATAAGTGTTCTTTGTCCCTGTAATGTCGGTAGGGACTAATCGAGTCCATAGGCTAAACTCTAAGGTTGCTGAGGATGTTAAATCTATATCTCTAGGGAGAGCCTCTGCTAAGATGGCTGTAGTCCCTACAATCCTTACCACTTGCACATTAAAGACTTGATCTGAGGACGTGATTAGAAAAGCCTGTCCTTGGTCATCCTTTAAGCCTGTGGCTTGGTTGTCTACTGTTAAAGTCCGTCTATCATTTGAGATGGCTGAGACAGTAGCTGAGGCTCTGCCTTGAGTCATAACAGAGGTATTATCACCAGAGGAGGCCTTGAAAGTAATTACAGGAGTCCCACTTACAGGGTGGGGGCTATTCCAATGGAATAAGTAAGAATCATTATAAACGGCTTTTCTCATCACTTAGCCCCTCGATTGGCTTGGTTAATGTCTTCCTTAGTGGCTCTCTTCATCCCAGCGGCCTCAAGGAGACCTTGAGAGATGGGGGAGAATGAATGCCTACAGTTATAGCCTCCCCCAGATCTTAAGGGAGAGCCTAGGCCACTCTTATTATTTAACTGTGCTATTTGTCTCTTGCTTAATACTTTATCAACCAAGGGGACGCAAAACTTACGAGTAAGGCCATCTAATGGCCCACTGTAATAAAATAGGGTTAGGCCTGCCTCTTCTGCTGCATCTGCAGTGGCCTGCCTCCCCATAATCCCTAATTGAGTCCTCACCTCTGTTAGCTGTCTGCCTGTTGATCTCTTTAGCTGTTGAGAGAGGGCATCTGCTGTAGATGGGAAATCATTAGAGTATACTAGATTAGATAGAGCGAATCTCAGAGCCTTAGAGGTGTCTGGAATGATGACATCCTCAAAGACTGCTCTAATTGTTCTATCCTGTATGCCTACAAGACTAGGCAATCTGTCGAGGGTAAAGGATGGGTCTGACTCTCTGATTACGTTTAAAACGGCCTCAAGGATGTCAGCCTGTGAAGATCCAAAACCCTCAAGAGCAACCCCTAACCCATTCTCTAGGATAAAGTTAGCTAACTCCTCTCTAGAGATGTCAAGGAGAGCAGGGCTAACTCCTGTAAAGTAAGCTCTCTCAAGAGCGTCTATCAAGGCTTGGTTAGCAGTGTTTAAAGCTGTCCTCATAAGACTAACAGCCCTAGCCTCTGCTTTGAGTTGATCTCTCCTAGCCTTTAAGAGCCCCTTGAGTGGCTTGGGGGCACGTCTAGCCTGTGAGGTCAAGTCAGCAATAGCTAACTCATCCCCCTTCTCATCTTCGGTAAAAGTATGATGGGAAGACCCACAGGCAGAGCAAAGCATTATTAAGCGTCTACAACAGAGGTCAAGAGATAACCAAAGCTAGGCTTAATAACCTTGTTTACATATTCATGCTCTACCCACACTTGACGGCGTACTTGATCGAGGGAGTCATATTGTCCACTCTTCATACCTTCAACTTCAAGACAAAGGACAGATGCAGGAGAGGTCTTAACAGATCCACTATTTCCTACAACAGCACCGTCTGGAGACTTAAGAACACCTAAGAAGAGGCTATTAGCTGTCCAAATGTCAGCAGTGGTTTGAGTTTGGCCTGCATTGGCTGAGTTATTACGAGCTCGTGCCACCTTCACATCAGCAAAACCGAAGATTCCCTTGATGATGTTAATGACCTCAGCTTGGGGAAGAATACGGCGGCCACTTGCTAACCCTGCAGAGGTGTCTCCTAGATAGCCACGTAACTCTGGGTTACGTTGCAAGGCTAAGAAACAATCATACCCCATAACTAGGGTCTGCATCTCAGCACTCATCCCATAAGCGTTTTTACGGATTGTATCAGACAAAGCCAAAAGGTCAGTTAAAGGCTCTGCTCCTGCAGCATCCCACTTAGTCCCATTAGCATCTGTATTAACACTAGTGTTAAAATCTGCAAGGGTATTATTATAACCAGTCCAATTAGACGCTCCAAATAGAGTAGCAGCTGCCTCTTTTTCTCGGTCAATCATGAGAGAGCGTGTTACTTTACGGATCTCACGTTGTAGGAGGTCGATAGGATATTGATTATCATCCAAGTCCTCAAAAGCAATAGACGCCTCAAGACCACGCATAACAGTACGATAAGTAGTACTTTCAAAGTCAAAAGAGGATTGACGAGCGCGACTAGACCCAGCGGCCCGCTTAAGGTCTAAGGATGTCCCCATATATTGATTGTTATTCTCAATAAGGATAGTCCCAGAACGCATATTCTTAGGTACTTTGACAGTCTCAAAAAGATCTTGATGGATTAATTGTGCATCAAGTTGAGACGCGGCCTCACTTGCATATTGAGAGAGGATCTCATTAACAGGATGTAGATTACTAAATGATTGAGCCATGATTTACTCCTAGCCTTGGATAGATGCGCCGCGATAGATAACAAGGATCTCATCATTATCAGCAGCGGTTTCGTTATGGATAAACTCAGCGACACTATATTCAGTGCCTCCTCCTCCTGCATAAGCTACAAGCTTTCCATTAGCAGCAGGCATAAGCAGTTGATTGGTGCCTAAAGTGATGGCTCCTCCTGCAATAGCAAAAGAAGGGCCACTTAGACAGACCTCGATAAAGTCGCCAGCTGCTCCCCCACGCTGTGCAATACCAATAGGAATATCAGTGTTAGCAGTACATTCGAGGACTTCATTGTCAGAATTGATTTTAACAAGTGCATACTTAGAAACAGCAGCATCACATTTAAAAGTCTTAAGGAATTGACTATCTTGATAAGACATAATTATCTCCCTAGTAGGATAGAGTTAACATTGGGGTTTTCACTGCTGACAAGCTTCATAGCCTCACCAAAAGTAATGCCATCAGCCTTAGAGCGTGCTGTGATTTTTTCATGTAAAGATTGAGCATTGAGGGCCTCTTGACTTTTGCCATGCCCTACTTCTTTAAACTGTACAACAGGAGGGACAGAGCTTAGACGAGCCCAATGCTGAGGATCTCCATTTACTGAGCAGTCCCATGCATGATTGGCATAGTCGACATCAGCAGGAGTAATGCGGCCTTCTGATAGAAGAGTCTTAACAGCTTGATCTCGTTCAATAGCCATCTTCTCTTTTTTGAGAGTCAAGACTTGTTCTTTAAGAGCGTTAAACTCAGCTAAAGAGATGGCCTCTGACATAGCATAGCCTTTTTTCTCATTCATCTCTTTTTCATCATCTTTATGCTCTGCCATTTTCTTGTCATCTTTTGAGTCTTTTTCATCCTCAGCCATTGACTTTTTATCATCTTCTTTTTCCATGAGGTCTGAGCCTTCACTTTTAGAAATGATTTTGGCATGCTCTTCTTTGATTTTGGCCACATCAGCCTCAAGGCGTTTGACCATCTCGTCTTTTTGAAGGAGGAGAGAAATGAGGTCATCCATCTCCATTCCTTTTAATTCTTCTTTATCCATCAGTTCGCTCCTTTTGGACTCAGACAGGGTTATGGTGTCAATTTTATTGGCCTGCTGTTGAGGCCTAGGTGTCAAGGTGATAGCCAAAAGCTGACCAAGGTCTGAAACCTTATCCCCTCCATCTCTAGAGAAGACCTCACCAGTGATAAACTCTGGGGATGAGTAGAGTAGACCTTGATGCTCCTCTACTATCTTCTTACCCTTCTCAGTATAGGCAGGGATGGCATAAAGGCCCCCCTCTCCTAATTCGAGGCTAAGGATTTTCCCAAGGGCTCCAGATGCCTCTGGCGATTTATCCCCCTCTGAGAAAGGGCTTGAATTATGATTCCAATCAATAATTACAGGGTCAGAATCTTTTCTAGCCTCAAAGACCCTTACGAACTCCTCAAGGAGCTCCTCAGAGATCTCTGCTATAGTGTCTCCTGTCTGTCGAGATGAGACAGGGCCTAGGGCTAGGGTTTTAAACTTTTTGCCAATGTATAGGCCTCCATCTTCCTCAATGGATTCATTAAGTAGGAGGCTTTGGCCTTGGATGATTTCACTCATTTTAGAGGCCTCATCTGCTTTGTTCATTTGATTTACAATTTTAGCGGCCCAAGTCTGACCAGCGTCACCTCCCCACCCTTGCCACGCTTGCCATCCTTTGCCTTTGTCTTTCCATGTAGAGCCTTGTTTATCGACTTCATGCCTTGTGAAATAGGCGTGCATTCTTCTGACAGTTGAGGGAGAGAGTGTTTCTCTATTGATAAGCTGACGAGCCCTTGCCAGTCCAACATCTGTCATGCCTCTCTGAGATGGGGGTTTAGTTGCTCTGACCTCAAGAGCACGCTTAGCAGCCTCTTGAGCACCTTTGGGAGGTGTAAAGTCTATATGAGAATACTTTTGAGGAGTCATGATTTCAACAGTAGATTTATCTGACCTTTGGGGATGACCTTTGGGGAGTAGATCGAGGTCAGTATTATAAGCCTTTTTCCTTTGGCCTGTGCCTACTAACTTAAGGAAAGCCTTGACTCTTGCTAGAGCCCATTGATCTCTAGATGTGACTTGAGGCCTATGACTAGTAGAGAAAGCTCCTGCTCCTCTTCTAAAAACGGCCTTGAGCATGCCTAGATTTACCTGCTTACTTTTAGCCTTGTATTTCTTGTTATGCTCATCTCTATATTTCTCAAGGGTCTTCTCATTCTTAGCTGAGACTTGGATGCCTCCTCTAGTGCCAGAGGCAGACCCCTTAGGATTAACCTTAGACCCCTTTACTCGATCTTTAGGAGGGGCAGGAGTTTGAGCCTGTGTTTTAGCCATTCTTCATTCTCCTTTTGATGTATTCACCTAGTGCAGAGCCTTGCCCCCCTTGGGACATAGAGCGGTCGATAGAAGACCTCTCAGCCTCCTCTGGTAAGTCGCCAGCCCCTACTCTCTGTCTAATCATTCTCTCCAGTTCATTGTCTGGAGTAAGCAGGGAAGATTGGACAAGGAGAGGTAAGGAGGCTAGGGACTCAGCCAAGGCGTCAACATCTAAACCAGTATGCTCAAGCCTTGGCAGTTTGGAGGGGCTAACATCCCCATAATTAAACTTGATTAAGCGGCCTATAGTCCCTGCTCCTCTTCTGTCAACCCCACTAACTACACTAGCCACATAGTCAGCTATGTTAAGTGCAGAGCGTCTAAAGAGAGACATATGGACTTCACCCACTGCTCTAGAGCCTGTATCACTCCCCACTCTCCCTAACTCTAGCATCTGAGCTAAGAAGGCAGTAGAGATCTGCTGATCTGCCTCTCTCACTACACTTAAGGCCATATCGGGATTGAAGGAGGAATTAGTACCCCCATAAGTCTCAAAGGAGACAGCAGGAGAGGTTACTAGATAAGCGGCCTCATGGGCTGTATAAGCCGCAGCTTGTGCCTCAGCCTCATCTACAGCGGCGTTTATATCTTCATCACTCATCCCTAGAGATTCAGCTTGGGAGCGGTCTACTTTTACTACAGGAGTGGGAGAGGTAAATCTTTCGATTCCAATCATGAGGAGGGAGAGGGCACGCTGCTTAGATCTCCAATAGAAATGACAAGGGCGAAAAAAGCCCCCATCTCCTGCAAAATTAGAGCCTGTCTGTCCTAGTGTGAGGAGAATCATTTTGTTAGCAGGGATGGGCTGAGGGTGTAGACCATTAACCCCCCACTGCATAACTCCATCTAGGTTTTGGTCATCGAGGGTAAGAAACTTATAGATTGAGGTGGGCTCTCTATCTGCATAGTGATCTAAAAAGACCATCATTCTCCCATTCTCATCTCTAGCTAGTTTATAGACCTCCTCAGCTACTCTAAACCCATTCTTGAGATACTCGAATAGATAACTTAACTGAGCCTCCCATGATTGAGACATCTGACCTACATAGCCGTCTAGACCCCAACACTCATTGGCATAGCGTGCATATTCTAGGCAGTCCTCACTCTCCTCATCAGCAGCTACCCATCTCCAAGATGCACTTAAAAGGGTCTGCTTAAGGATGTTGAAAGAGCGTCTTACAACAGGGTCAGTCCTATACATCTCAATACATTCCTCAGCCCATCTGGCAGGGTCAGTAAAGGAGGGGTTTTGCTCATAGCCTGTTATGTAGCCATTATTAAGCTGAGTGCCTGTTATGCCTCTGGTGAGAAAGGAGGGGTTTTGGGCTTTAAAGTGCTTAGATTGTCTCTTTTTCATGATTGCCCTCTGATGGTTTGTTTTATATTATATATAAGAAGTTATAAAATGTATAACTTTTTTTAAACCCATATTAGGCCCCCCTAGAATGCTCACCTCTGACATCCTAGGGGGGGAGTGATTAAACACAAGAGTTATAAATATGATAAAACCCAACAAATTACAAGCTAATCTCTTACAGTCCTATCTTGAGCAGCCCTTGATAGGGATTGTGGCAGGGTGGGGGAGTGGGAAGACTACAGCCCTAGCTATGGCTATTATCTCCCATGCTATGGGCCATCCCAATGGAGCCTCTTTGTATATTACAGACTCCTCTCCTCGATATAGGACAGTAGTTCACCCAAGCCTCTCAGAGTGGACTCTAAGGCTCACAGGAGAGGAGTGGACTTATAATGGGATGGAGAATAAATGGACTGCTCCGAATGGGCATGTCATTTGGTGTAGATCCTACTTTAGACCTAATACCAAGTCAGCAGATCAAAACAGCCTTGAGGGAATAGACTGTGGCTTTGCCTGTATAGATGAGGCTCAGACCATGACTGAGGAGGTGATGAATAAAGCCCTAGGTCGTATAAGATCTGCTGAGGAGATAGGCCCTAGACTTATCATCTGTGGCCTCCCCACTTGGGGGGCATGGTGGGTCAACTCTATTAAGGATGTGGGGGGAAAGATTATCGAGGCTACATCCTTTGTAAATCAATCTAATCTCTCTGCTGAGTGGTTTGAGGTGGCTAAGAAGACTCTACCTAAAGAGGAGTATGAGGCCATGATTAATAACAAGCCTGCTCCCCCCTCTGGGTTAGCTGTCTCTACTTTTGACCCCATTAAGCATGTTTTAGGGCAGTGGAAATATGACCCATCTATGAGTTCATACCTTGCTATAGATTGGGGTTTTAGAAAACCCTCTGTCTTAGTGATAACCCATGATGACTCCCTTGATGCTGACATCATTCAATTAGAGTTTACTCCTACTGAGATCACAATTAGCGACATGACAAAACTTATTCTTAAAAAGGTATGGCCTCGAGCTCATCAGCATCTTGCCCCCCATCAAGACTTTATTTGGATAGATGGAGCCTGTGGAGATAAAGCAGGAGCTGCTAGATCAGACCAGACTGCTCTAAGTGCTTTTAGGACTATGGGGAGAGCCTTACCCCCCAATGGGTTAGGGATGGCTATAAGATATACTACAGACCCCATCAGAGTAGACGTACTCAATGGCCTATCGAGGTTAAGGGATGTCTTTGAGAGGGGAGGGCTGTACTTGACCAAAAGCCTTTGGGATAGTGGCCTAAACTCATCCTCTCACTCAATCGCTAGAGGCTTAACTACTTATGCCTTTGATAAGAATGGCAAGCCTCAGAAGAATGACTTAGAGCATGGGATAGACGCTCTTAGATACCATGTTATTAATTGGCATTGGAGAGATAGCCCCTTGAATATAAAGAAGGGCAAAGCTAAGGAGAAGAGAAATAGATCATTCAAAAGGGGAGTGAATAAGCACTTTTAAAACAGGCTGATCTGCTCCCCCTCCTTAACCTCCTTAGGAGGCCTATCATAAGTCAGAGGGCTCTTGACCCAGTGGTCTATCCTAGCCTTAGCTATCTCAAAGTATTCTTTCTCTCTCTCAATCCCGATAAAGTCAAAGCCTTCTAGGCCTGCTC